GAGGATATCCTTGGTTGTGGGTACGGGATGGGGGCGGCAAAGTTCCAAGCGCAACTCAAGAACTTTAACGTGGAGATTACATTGGGCGAAGCGACACGGATTATCGACACGTACCGCACAACGTATCCGAAAATTACTGCACTTTGGAAGAAAGCGGGCCTAGCCCTTGAAGCCATGTTGCGTGGTAGTGCTACAGAATTAGGTAGGAACGGAGTATTACTCGTCTGCGGTAGAGACGGCATCCTTTTACCTAACGAGTTATGGTTACGTTATCCCAACTTGCGTATGGTTACCGCTGAAGACGGACTACGTAACGAATTGGTTTACGACACCAAGCGAGGCAAAGCCACTATCCCCAACCGAATCTATGGCGGCAAGGTAATCGAGAACGTATGTCAAGCCCTAGCCCGTATCGTGATTGGTGAGCAGATGCTAATGATCGCTAAGAAGTACAAGGTTGTGATGACTGTGCATGATGCGATTGCTTGCATAGCGCCGACACCCGAGGCTAAGACTGCGCAAGAATATGTAGAGATGTGTATGCGTATGCGCCCCAAGTGGGCAAAAGACTTACCGCTCAACTGCGAATCAGGATATGGACAAAACTATGGGGCTTGTTGAAAATGGAGTACGTGTACTGTGGAAGTATTGGCATAGGCGGTTCCCCGAGATTCATTACTCATGGGAGCGGTGGAGCTACAACGACCGCAAAGAGTATTATGAAAAGCGTTTCCCCCCTGAGCAAGAAAGTTAATTTATGAAACAACTCATTTGGTCGTTCAGTAGCCTCAAGACTTTTCAGCAGTGCCCTAAGAAGTACTACCACACCAAGGTTGTCAAGGATGTAATCGAGGGAGATACAACCGCTACGCTGTACGGCAAAGAGATGCACACGGTTGCCGAGGAATACATTCGAGATAGCAAGCCGATACCTGAGAAGTTTGCGTACATTAAATCTTCTCTAGATAGACTAAACGCCATCCCCGGGGAGAAGCATTGCGAGGTAAAACTAGGGTTGACCAAAGACCTAGAACCTTGCGAGTTCTCAGCCGAAGGCGTGTGGTGGCATGGGATTGCCGACTTGGTTATCTTAGACCGCGAGAAGAAGCTAGCCTACTCGGTTGACTACAAGACAAGTAAGAACGCACGCTACGCTGATATGGGTCAGCTTGATTTGATCGCCGCCGCCCTGTTTGCCAAGTACCCCGAGATCGAGCGGGTCAAGTCTGCGCTTATGTTCGTAGTCAGTAAAGAGTTTGTAAAAGCAGAACATAGTGCGAAAATGAAGTCTGTGTATGTACAGAAAGTACTGCCCGATATTGAGCGGCTTGAAGGTGCATTCATGAGCGGGGTGTGGAACCCCAAGACAGGGCCACTGTGTAAGTGGTGCTCGGTTAAACAATGTGAACACAACAAAGGATGAACCATGCCTTACGTAAACAAACCAAGACCTTATAAAAAAGAATACCAACAGCAAGTTACCCGTGGCGAGTTGCCTGACCGGATGGAACGTCAGCGTGCCCGTAATGAGTACGACAAAAAGAATCCTGATAAGAACAAGGATGGCACAGCCGATTCTAGGGAAGGCAAAGACATTGCCCACGTTAAGGCGCTGAGTAAAGGTGGCGCTAACAAGGATGGCACGAAGGTGCAGTCCCCAACGGCCAACCGATCATTCAAGCGTAACTCACAGCACAAGTTGGTGACTGAGACAAGCACCAAGGAACGTAAGAAAAAATGAAACTATCAGAGTATGACTGGCCGCGACCACACGGCTTCACCCCGTTCGATCATCAGAAGACCACCTCCGAGTTTTTAATCGGCAACCGCAAGAGCTTTTGCTTTAACGAGCAGGGTACAGGCAAGACCGCATCAGTAATTTGGGCAGTGGATTATTTGATGAAAGTTGGAGTAATTAGCCGAGTGCTTATTGTCTGCCCACTGTCGGTGATGAAGGCCGCATGGCAAGAAGATCTATTTAAGTTTGCTCTGCATCGCACAGTAGCCATAGCTCACGGCGGAAGAGAGAAGCGCAAAGAAATCATTAACGGACTCGCTGAGTTTGTCATCATTAACTTTGATGGCGTTGAGATCGTCAAGAAAGAAATCATGGCGGGTGGGTTTGATCTCATCGTGATTGATGAAGCGTCTGCGTACAAGAACGCACAGACCGACAGATGGAGAACCATGCGGGACATTACCAAAGTGGTTAAGGGTCTGTGGATGTTAACGGGTACGCCAGCGGCTCAGTCGCCTGTGGATGCTTACGGATTGGCAAAGCTTGTGAACCCCAAAGGTGTGTCGCCTTTCTTTGGTCAGTTCCGCGACACAGTCATGCACAAGATCAGTGACTACCGATGGATACCCAAACCCACTGCGGAAGCAACTGTGCACAAGATACTTCAGCCCGCTATTCGGTTTGAGAAAGCCGACTGCCTTGACTTGCCCGAGGTTACTGCCGTTGACAGAGAGGCTCCACTCTCGCCACAACAAATGAAGTACTACAACATACTCAAGAAGCAGATGTTAATTGAGGCAGGAGGAGAAGAGGTTACGGCTATCAACGCCGCAGTAAAGCTCAACAAGCTCTTACAAATATCAGGCGGTGCAGTGTATTCAGACACGGGCGAAGTGATTGAGTTTGATGTAACCGACCGCCTTAGAGTTGTGCGCGAAGTGATTGACGAGTCAAGCCACAAGGTTCTTGTATTCGTTCCGTTTACACACACGATTGAGTTGTTAACCAAATACTTAAACAAACATAGTATTACATGCGATGTCATTAACGGGTCTGTGTCTGCTAACAGACGCGCAGAGATTGTCAAAGAGTTTCAGACACGGGATAACCCTAGAGTGCTTATCATCCAACCGCAAGCGGCATCACACGGGTTAACACTAACTGCGGCTAACACTGTTATTTGGTACGCTCCCACCTCCAGTGTTGAAACGTATCTTCAAGCAAACGCACGCATCGACAGGCCCGGCCAACGCAATCCAATGACTATCGTACACATACACGGAAGCCCAACAGAGAAGCGTTTATATGCTTTGTTGCGTAACAACGTAGCAAACCATAACAAAATAATTGATTTGTACAGAGAAGAATTTATAGACGCCTCTTGACAATGTCAAATGTTGTGTTACATTAGAGTTTTATAAGGAGAATCAGATGGAAGAAGTTGAAGACAAAGTCACCTCCGTAGACTTGGACAGATTGACAGCAATCTATATCAAGATACGCGACAAGCGAGCCGCAAACAAAAAAGTATTTGAAGCCGAGGACACCGATCTTGAAGATCAAATGAAAGTGTTAGCGCAAGAAATGCTTGATGTATGCAAAGACATGAATGCCGACAGCATTCGCACCCCACATGGCACGATCATGCGTTCAATTAAGTCACGGTATTGGACAAACGATTGGGATTCGATGTACAGCTTCATTGAAGAGACTGGAGCATTTGGCCTGTTAGAGAAAAGACTTCATCAAACAAACATGAAAGACTTTCTCGCTGAGAATCCAGACCTTTACCCGAAGGGGCTAAATGTCGAAAGTGAATACACCGTGGTAGTTAGACGTTCTAAAGAAAGCTGAAAATGAGTAACATTACAATCCTCAACGAAGACCTCCCCGATTTCTTGCAAACCGCAGGAGTTAGCGACCTTACACGACAACTCGCTGGTCGTACCGGAGTCAAACGCATTGTGCCTAAGAATGGCATTTTCCGTAAGACAGTCGGCGGCGAAGAGATGGGTAAAGTCAAAGGCAATTTAAATGCCGTCGTTGTCAACGCATCCCCCGCTGTAGGCCGTATCTTCTACGTTAAGCAGTGGAGCCCTGATGCAGAGCCGACTGCACCTGATTGCTTCTCTAACGATGGGCGTGCACCCGATGCAGGTTCAGCCAACCCCCAAGCAGATCGTTGCGATAGTTGCCAACAGAATATCAAAGGCTCAGGCCAAGGTAATTCTAAGGCTTGCCGCTATTCACGCCGCATTGCGCTTGTGTTGGAAGAAGACTTCGGTACATCCCTTGAAGGTTCAGTCTACCAAATGAACTTGGCATCCAAGTCTTTGTTTGGTGAGAGCGTAGGCGATAACACGCACACGTTTGAAAACTACTCTAAGTATCTGGCCAACAACGGCAAGAGCTTGGACTACGTTATTACGCAGATCAGCTTCAACGAAGACAACGACAACCAGTCAGTGTTGTTCACG